GCAAATAAATGAAACGACTGATATTTCTACTACTGATCATTTTTTTGGCATCATTTACTGCCTTTTCGCAGACCCAATGCCCTGAGAACCTTGTCTGTATTACGCCGGCGGCCGCTCGTCAGGCTCTCGTCGATAGCGATACGGTCAAGGCTCAAGCGGTCGAACTTGCGGCAAAGGATCAAGCGGCAGCGAATGCGGCGGCAGTCTCGCTGGAGCGCCAAGCGCAATCAGTCGGCGCGGCGGGTCGTGAGAATACCCGTCAGCAGAGAATGCAATTCGCGCAGTTCATCGCACAGCAGCGGGCGGCGGTTGCTGCCTCTGGCGTGGTTGATACGACTGGCTCACCTCTCGCTCTTCTCGCTGACTCCGCAAAGCAAGAGCAGTACGCAGCGGACGAAACCCTCTACCAAGTCGAGTCTGCACAGCGGCAGCTCTACTTTGACGCCGATATGCAACGCAACGCGGGCACGGTCGCAGGAATGCAAGGCCTCGGCTTTCGTGCAGAATCGGCTGGCGCAATGGGGTCTATCGGCATGGCTGAAGCTCAAGCTCGCCTTGATTATCTGGGCGCAAGGGCCGGGGCAACGGCGATGCGCAACGGTGCAACAGCTTCGCTTATTGGCGGCATTGGCGATGCCTTCAGCGGCGGCTACAACCTGTACCGGAATACTCCACGAACCTCTAAAGTGAAGGCTGTTCCCTAATGGCAAGAATCCCCGTAGCTCAACTCCCTGGCGGAATGCCGCTTCAAACCAACGTTCCAACGGGCGGCGGCGCTCGCGGCTTTCGCGTCAACGTTTCCAGCGCTGGCATGGCTGCGGTCGGAACACCTACCATTGACGTTCGTTCTGCTGTCGGCGCTGAACTCTCCGGTGCAAAGGTCGGTGAAGCGGTCCAGGGAATCGGCGGAATGTTCGGGCGTCTGGCGTCTGAACAAGCGGACATTGTGAATCGTCGCAAGGTCGCGGAAGCTGAAATTGCACTGGCTCAATCCTCGAACGATTTGGCTGTGGCGGTGGCTGAAACTGACGATGAAACGCAATGGTTGGACGTGACGAACAAGTACGTTGCCAAGGTCCGGCAAACGCTACTAGATGACGCGAAGCTCTCGCCCATCGCACGCGAAGAAATCTCTCGCCGTGTTGGCATGTGGTCCACACGAATGCAGGGAGAGGCGCAGCTAAACAGCTTTGACCGCTCCCGAAAGAAGGCCGTCGATACCATGCAAGCTGGTTACATGATGGCAATGGCTGCCGGAGACTGGCGCAAGTCTGACGAGTTCAGTTCTGAAATGCTCCGCTCTGGACTCATTAGCCAGACCGAAGGAGCAAGGATGAAGCTTGGGATTCGCAGCGAGCAGAAGAAAACTATCGACGTTCAAGCCGATACTCTGATCACTCAAGGGCGGGCGGATGCCGCGAAGAGGCTCTACGATGGCGCGGGCGATCTGTTCAATCCTGACGAGTTGGCGAATCGAATGGCAAAGGTTGAGTTTGGAGCAATGCGAGTTCAGCAACTCGGCGAGATTGGTGAACTCGATTTAACCGACCCGGCAAAGGGGTTGCAAATGTTGGCCGATGGCGCTTGGCCGAATGTAACCGGGGAGGATCGCGCAAAGGCTGCGGTTCAGCTTCGCAAGACGAAGGAATACTTCGCGGCGGATGAAGTGGAGAAGGCTAAGCAAGCGCTGGCTTTACTGCCTGCCGACAAGCTCGAAGGCGCAACCATCGAAAGCCTGGGCGTGGATCTCAAGAACGCTGAGCCTTTCCATAAGCTCGTCATTCAAACCTTGCTCGATGATCGGCGACAGAAAGACCCGAAGCTTTTAGCGCAACGGCAAGACTCGCTTTTCAATGAGCTTTACGCGCAAGCCGGGGCGTGGCGTCCCGATTCTGACCCGATGCGGGAAGAGCTTGCGGCGGCTCGGTTCGAGATCATGGCTGACACACTTCCTCCCGAAATGAAGCAGCGCCTTGTTGACAGGCGAAAGGCTGCATCTGGCGAGGGGCCGGACCGTGATGGTGTTGGCATCACTGGTCCGGCTATCGCTGAAGCGCACGCTGCGGCTATTGAAGGCGGGGCGTTTGGTGACCTTACCATGCCTGTGCTCAGCAAGGATGGGTTGCCTTTATTTCGAGATCCGAAAGAGGTAGGCAAAACCGCAAAGCAAACGCAAACATTGCTTGGCGTTGTTTGGTTGTGGCCTGACTACAAGAAGACGGTAAAGGAAAACGACGGCAAGCCTGTACCGTTGACCGAAGTTGATCCCGTCAAAAAAGCTGAAGCTGAGCGGAAGTTCCAACTCGCCAAGGAGCAGTTGGAGCGTGAAGCAAAGATGCCGCAAAACAAGGCTTGGACGACCGAAGATGCACGGCTCCGAATGCTGCAAATCATGGGTTCAATGGGTGCAAAGATCACAGCGCCCCCAGTGCAACGCGGTCCAGGTGCGCTGCCGATGACCGGCGCTTTGCCGTCTTCTGGGGCCGGTGAGCTTGGCCCCAATCCGTTGCTGCCACCTATGACGCCGGAAGAAATGCGGGCCTTCACGGATTACCTACTCAAGAAGTGATGTGTCGATAATGGCCTCTGTTATTTCCAGATGACCAGACCAATCACATTTTTCATCTTCAAACGCCCATATTGAAAATCCTTCTCCACTCGGTGTCTTCACTAGCAGGCCAAAAACCACAGAGTCGTTTTTAATAGATTCCGACACGCCGATTACAGTAGCGCCTATCATTTGAGACAATTCAACCTTTCTGTCTCGCCTCCACTCTTCAAATGTTTTCCCGAAAACCATTTCATAAGAAACGTCGTCGTCATCGGGCGGTATCATTGGTTCCATCATGTCTTTATCCTGGCATGGCATCCGTGAAGCACAACAAAATTATCTCATTTGAGTAATGCCCTACGGACTCCCAGCGGCGGCGGTTGTCGTCACAACCTGCGATGCCTTCACCGAAGACGGGCGCAAGACGTTCGTTCCTTATCAGTCTCACGCTGAAATCATTCACCCTTGCGCCGATCAAGACGGATGGGACGGGGAGATTTGGTGCCGCGTTAACGGCAAAGAGGTTGCTATTGCTCGGCATAATCTGCGGCTTCCCGCTAGTTGACTTTACAACAGCAGGTTTCCAGCGTGGTCGATGCCCATCACTGAAACCGACGCCATTGGACTCCATCAAGCTCTTTCCTCTGGCCTGCTTGACGAAGAGCGCCAGAAAGCGGCAGCTCTCAAACTCCAGGGCTATGCGGACGAACGCAAGCGCCAAGGCCTTTCCCTTTTCCCGTCCATCGAGAAGCAGCGTCGCGAACAACGCCAGACGTTTTACTCTGTCATTGAAGATCCGAAGAAACTGGATGCTGAAAACGGCATTTATCAACGAGCTGATGCGGTGCGCCCTGGCGGCGGCGACAACATGCGGGCCGAAGAAGTAACGGCGCGTTGGATGGCCGACAAGTATCAACTGCCCGTCGATGAAGTCCGCAAGGATTGGAAGAAGTTCGCCCAAGATTACGGCGCTCGGAACTGGAACGAGGCAGTTGTTTTAGAGGCTCCGCGTTTCCTTGCTCGCGTTCAACAGGAAGCCAAAGCAGAGAAGCAGACCGTTGACACGATCAACACGGCGGCGGATGAGGCGATGAAGTCAGCCCTTCGCGGTGGCGATATGGTCGCGGACTGGAAAGCGTGGGAGGCGGCAAACCCTGAAGCGCCAAAGGGTGCACGCAAAGCATGGGAGCAAGTCCAAGGCGAAACCCTGAAGCGTCTCGGGCCTGATGGGAGAGCGGCGGCAATGCGTGCTGTTCGCGCCCTCCAGAACGCTACCGGCACAGCGGAGAATGCCGATGGTTGGTGGAACGAAGCCAAGCGCGATCTGGTCGCAATCAAGTCGTCAAATCCTGGCAAATACAGGATGGTACTGGAAGCGATCAAGCTTCTTGGCTCCGAAGGCCCAAAGGATGACAAGGGCCTCGCGCAAGGGGCGGGCGAATCGTTTGCCCGTGGTGTGGAGCACATTACAAGGGGCTCGATGTCGTCACTTGAGCCGTTTCAAGCTCGTCTTGCTGAAGCTGGATTCACAAACGCCGATGATCCGAAAGCTCTGGCAGCTCAAATCCGCGCCGGTCTGGACGTCGACAAGGATATGTTGGATCTCGCGAACGGAGCGATTGACCCGATTACGCCTGACGGTTGGCTTGAATCTGGCGTTTATATGACGGCGGGTTCACTCCCCTACATGCTGTCCATATCTAATCCGCTTGGACAGGTGGCGATGGCTGGAAGCTTCAGCAACGACGCTTACCACGACTTTAAGGCTTCAGGTTGGGAAGGTGCGGACGCTGAGCTTGCGGCGGTGGCGTCTGGAACAATTCAGGCGGCAGTTGAAAGCTTGTCAGAGGTGGTGTCAAAGATTCCTGGTGTTGGTGCCGTCATGGCGAAGTATGGCGTTGGTCCCGGCACAAACTGGCTGGCTCGTTTCATGGTCCGCTCTGGTGTTCGCGCTGGCGCTGAGACGGTCGAAGAGATTGTTCAGCAGGCGACGACTCCAATTATTCGCGATCTTGCGGGCGCAATCCTTCCGAACGTGCCCGAAACTCCAGAAGGCCAAAAGCTCAAGGATGTCATGGGCGAGTTTTTCAAGGCTGACAATTTCGTTCCACTGCTGATCTCTGTCCTTCCTCTTGGCATGATTGGGGCGGGCCTTCGCACGGCTCACGACAAGGCTATTGTCGATCTAGTGACCAAGAACGATTCCATGCTTCGCGCTGTGTTTTCTGAGGAAGACGCGGCGGCTATCGCGGCGGAGACCGACCCTGCAAAGCGGCAGGCGATGATTGAAAATAAATGGGTGGCAATGCCCACGGAAGAAATGCTCAAGAGGGCGAAGGCGCTTGACGACGAGAACCGCAAGAAGACGGCTGACGCTTGGCGGGCGATCACTCGCGCCGAACAAATGGGAATGATCCCCGCCGTTCGCCGCGGCGTCGATGGCTGGACGGTCACAAAGGATGGTAAGACGCTGAAAGTCGAGTCTCGGCAAGAGGCGGTTGAGTTGGCCTATTCCGGCCTTTCTGACTACGAGTTTCAAAGCGCTGCTTCCATGGCGCAAGCTGCTGACGAGTTCGCGAATCTCGGCGGTGGAAGGGCTGAAGCGTTTGAGATTTCAATGTCTCAGCGGTCGGTGCAACAAGAGGTTGACGTTGGCCGTGTGACTCCAGAGCAAGCAGCGGAGTCGGTCCAGGTGTTCGCTCAAATGCACGGCCTGACCGCTGAAGAAGCGAGGGCGGAAACGCTGGCTGTTCTGGGAAACAACAAGTCCGAAATGGTTGAGGGCGTGAGGACTGCAATCTCCCGCATCTTTGGCGGCGGCAACACCATCACCGTCTTGCATGAAGGCGTTCATGGCCGTTGGCGTATGGGTTTGGAGTCTGGACATTACACGCCGCAACAAGGGCTGGCCTGGGTCCGTATGGCTGAAGAAGCAAGCGGCGTTGACTTCCTGCCGACTCGCAACGATGGCGAGGTGTCGGCGGAAATGCTCGATGAAGCGATTACCGAAGTCGCAAGCGCGGACATCATCGGTAGGCGCAAAGATTCCAAGAGCCATTTCACACCCGGCATGATCTCGCGGGGCGTGGCGTCGTTTGCCATGTCTCAGCGTGCTAATGCAAAGGAGGCGGGCAAGTTCGCCTCATTCCTCAAGGCATGGAAAGAGTTTTGGGGGCAGATTTTGCGCAATGCTCGCAAGCTCAAGAAGGCGCGGGCTGAAGGTAAGTTAGGCGAGGATTTCGACGCGTTTCTTGACGATCTGCTCGGCAGCGATGCGCAGGTGAGGCATGAAGCGGCGGCGGCGAAAGAGGCGGCGGACATCACGACGAATATTGACAACGCCCCATTTAGTCTCGCCTCGCCCGCTATCCTTGGAAGGATCGCAGAAATTCAAGGCGATGACACAACGGCCAGAGAAATTGGTCTTGACGAGTCCTATCATGCAAGCCGGGACAGAACACTCTCAGTTGCGGACCCATTAACGGCGCGTGACACTAGACAGGGAAGAGGTAAGGCGGGATTTTACACCGCTCCAGTTGCAAGCGAAACGGAGCAATACCAGCGTCAAGGATCGCCCTTTGTTCATCGTTTTGATATTCCAGCCGATGCGCGAGTAAAAATTCTTCGTCGAGCCGGGCAGGTAGAAAGGTTAAGTCCTGAGCAAGTTTCCGAATGGAGGAATCAAGGGTTTGACATTGTTGTAGGGAAGGCAATTCTTGGGCAAAAAGTCGAGGTTGTTTTTCTTCGCAGTCCAGCAAATCAAGGGTCGATGGTTGACAATGCGCCCTTCTCTCTGCAATCCCGCGCCATTCCTGCTGATACCTCCAACGTCTACGAAATGCCAGACGGTGCGCAGTTGGTCGGACCTACGCTGTTCAGCATTACGGCTTATCATGGGACGCCTCACAAGGTGGACAAGTTCCGCCTCGATAAGATCGGCACAGGCGAAGGGGCGCAGGCTTACGGGTGGGGGCTTTACTTTGCTGAGAGTCGGGATGTAGCGGGGACCTACCAACGGCTACTTGGCAACGTTTCTTGGGCAGCTGATGGACAGCCTTACGACGATTCGAATATCCGTCATTCTGCCGGATGGAATGTCATGGAGTATGGTTCCGAGAGTGCCGCTATTACAAGGCTAAATGAACGCGCTATTGACGCCGACAAGCGCAATGGGTGGGGGAGTATCGCTGAAGGTTTCCGCAATGAAATCAAGCAAATTGAAAGCGGTGATTATGCGTTAGTTACAGAGCAGAATACCGGCAACCTCTACACCGTCGAACTCCTCCCCGATGAATCCGATTTCTTGGATTGGGACAAGCCGTTGAGTGAGCAGAGCGAGAAGGTGAAGGCGGCGATTGATCGGGTGCCTTTGCAAAAGTATGACAAAAGTGTCTATAAAGATCCTCGCGCAATAGATATTTATTCATGGTCCGATCCAAATCCATACGGAGGTAGCGCTGATAGCAAGGCTAGCGCTGAAGCTTTATTAAAAGCAGGCATCCAAGGCATCCGCTACCTAGACGGCAACTCCCGCGACGGGGGCAGCGGAACGAGCAACTACGTCATCTTTGACGAGAACCTTGTGAAGATCCTCGAAGAGAATGGGCGGAAGGTTGACAATGCGCCCTTCTCTCTAGCTCCGCGCATCACACCTGCACAAGATGCCGACTACCTAGCAGCCTTGAAGGCTGGGGATATGAATATGGCTCAGCGAATGGTGGACGAGGCGGCGAAGGCGGCGGGGTATGGTGTGAAAGCCTACGCCGGTCACAGATCAGGCATCACAACATACGATCCTTCGCAGAAAACTCCATTTTTCAGCAAGTCTAAGGAAGTCGCAGAGTCCTATGTCGATGAATATAGCAGCGAGAGCGACGGCGCAGAAGGACGCGGCGAAATGGATGTTTACAGCGTCTATCTCAAACTCGGCAAGTCTCTCGTGATGGACTTCCAAGGAGAGACTTGGCAGGCACATCCTGAATCTGGAGATGATACAGACCAAATTGCATATCAGGCAGAGCGCGACGGCTACGATTCGGTGACTTTTGTGAACATCGTGGATGATGCTAAAAGCGCGTCGTCTAGGGCTATGCCCCCGACTGATGAATACGCCATATTCAAGCCTGACGCGATCAAATCCGCCGACCCCGTCACCCGCGACGAAGCAGGCAACATCATCCCTCTTTCCCAGCGGTTCAATTCTGAGTCTCCAGACATTCGCTTCTCTCTAGCTCCAAACATTGAGACAAAGGAGTTTAAGCAGTGGTTTAGAAACTCGCAAGTCAGAGACAAAGACGGCTTTCCGTTAGTGGTTTATCATGGGTCCCCAGATATTCGCGGCCTATTCTCTGAAGGGTTTCGCAAGTTTTCGCGTGGCAATATGTTTTTCGCCTCGTCTGACTACAAGGTTGCTAATACCTATGCTGACCCAAGAAGGGCGTTCGATTACCAGAATGCAGAAGAGGGCGTAATTCCGCTGTACTTATCCATTGATACTCCGCTCGTCATAAATGCAAAGGGCGAGCGGTGGAGGGAAACGGAAAAGCGCATCACTGAGGCAAGAGACGCGGGGCATGATGGGGTTATCATCAATAACGTTCTGGATGATTACAACACCACGACGGCAACAAGACCAACGACGGTTTATGTGTTTTTTCATCCAACACAGGCTAAGTCCGCTCTGACTGAACAAATGCGCTCTCGCTTGGATGGCAGGCCTATTGCTGGCGCTGTTCCTAATTCTGGGGCATTTGACCCGAATGATCCTAGGCTTTCTTTCTCCCTCGCTCCCCGCTCCCTAGCCTCCGTCGCTGATACTGTACTGGCTTCAAAAATGCGGTCGCCAGAGTTCCGAGATAAGTTCTACACCATCGCTCGCGAAAAGCTCTCAGCCTTCCGGCGTGATGGAGATTGGCGCGTTGACAAAAACGGCAACGCCTCGCGCACTGAAGGCGCGGACTCGTTCGTGGATCGGACGCGGACGGTTGCGAATATCGAGCGGGAACGGAAGTTTCGGCAGCGGTCCCGGCAACGTGAGTTAATCGATTCTGGCCTTTCCGCGCTGAGCGATGAAACCCGGCTCGCCTATGACGCTGGACTGACCGCTCTTGAAGACCATCACCTTATTTCAGCGATGCTCAATGATCACGGGCGCTTGATGTCGTGGAGCACAGCAAACGAGCAGGGAAAGATTGACGCCTTCAGCGGCGACTATGACGGCGCTCCGACTCTCCCGCCAAAGTGGTATGCGAAAGGCGGCGGCATCATGCCTGATGTCATGGCGCAATACCTCTATGATGACGGGCATTTAGCGGAGCCAACGACAGACGCTCTTTGGTCTGCTCTCTCTGCTGCTATCGAAGGCGTGAGGCTCCAGAATGACGCGGTGAAGAAGGCCGTTTCAGCGGTTCGTGAGGTCGAAAAGACCGCCCTGCGTCAGTCGAAGGAGGAAAGCGAAGCCTGGGCGAAAGCTGAGAAGGCGAGGATTCCCACAGCGAAAGAACGGCAGATGAAGGCGCTTCGCACATTGGACGCTCTGCTCTCGGCATTCCCTCCAGAGATTCGCGGGCGGGTCGGTGGATTCGTCCAGCTTGCGGCCCTCGGAACCGACAAGGCGCGGGAGGCTGAAATCGAGCGGCGAATCACGAAGCTTGACGAGGTGGTCGAGTCTGAAGCGAAGAAGCATTACGGCGCGGAAGTCGCCAAACTCTTCGAGCGAGCGAAACCAAAACGCAAAGCTGGCGAAAAGCCAAAGGGCAAGCTCGGCGCTGAAATCCACGGCATGTTTGACAGGCTCAAGGCGGCTATGTCGATGACCGATATTGAAGCGGACGGACGGGCGGATACGCTGGAGGCTCAAATCGCAAGCGGCGACCTGACACCGGAAGAAGAAGCCATTGCACTTCGTGAGGCTGGGCTTACTCGGCTTCTCGGTAACTGGTATCCTCGCACTCGCCCAACGGGTAGGACCAACGTTAAGGGCGTTCCGATTGTCGAGACGTTCGACACCGGTGCGGATGCTGCACGGATGGGCGCGGCGTATGAGGCTTTGAAAGAAGTTCTGTCCGGCGCAATGGCCGATTCAGTTCTCCAAAAGCGGGCGCAAGCTGAGAAGCGGCAAGCCATTCGCGAAGCTCTGATTCAATCGGCGGGATCTCATGGCGACGCCAGTTTCCGCGATGCCAAGACCATCGAAGTTCAAGGGCTCGGCGGCTGGTTCAAGGAGCTTAGCATCGGCGGCTTGAACTTCGGGCAGGCGCTTGAATGGGCGTTTGGCGATTCCGTCGAGGTTCGCGCTTTGGCAGACTGGGAACGTCGAGCCAGCAACCAGAAGGAAGATGCAATTCAAGAGGCTGCGCAATCCGTCGAGGATCTGTTTACCGCGATGGCCGGCAGTCGTTACAAGGGTGAGAAATTGCGCTGGGCATTGGGTCAGAAAAATGTCAAGGTTGGAACGCGCACACTGTCACAGCTTGAAATGCTGACGGCAACCATGATGTGGATGCAAGAAGACGGGCGTCGGCATATGGAGGGCCATCTTGACGAAGCTGGGAATCCTGTAGGTTCGTGGCACTACTCGCAGGCATTTGTTGACGAGATCGAAGGCAAGCTTTCCAGGGAGGCTAAGACGCTCCGCTCGTTCCTTCTGGCTCGCTATGCAAACGGCTGGGCTGGTCTAGATGCGGTCTATTCTCGCTTGAATGGCGTTCACCTTCCGCAACATGCCAATTACTCGCCGTTGACCGTCCAGCCACAGCAGGCCCCGGCAGGCATGGGCATTGATCCGGTTACGGGTTCGGTGACTTCCGGTAAGTCAACCTCTCCAGGTGGGCTGAAATCTCGCTCTGGCAAGATTGCTGAGCCAAGTTTCCGCGACGCCCTTCAAACCTTCATGGCGCACACTCGGCAAATGGAGCATTGGAAGGCTTATGCTGAGCTTGTCAATGAAGCGCGGTCCGCTCTCGCTAATCGCGAAGTAGGAAACGCGGTTGAAGGTGCAACGAACGCGCAAGCTCGAACGGTGCTCAATAACTGGGTGGACTTCTTCGCTGAAGGCGGGACGCGGGATGCTGCGGCTTATTTGGCGCTTGTGCGCGGAATTGGCAAAGCTTCGGGCCGCATTGCTGGCGCTGCTCTGATCGGTCGCCTTGGTGTGCTGGCGATTCAGTCAACCCAGCTTGCGGCAGCGGTCGCGAAGATCCCGTTCACATCCTACGTTAAGCGGCTTTCAAAACTGATGACTGGCAATCTCGGCTGGCGTGCCGCGATGCGCTCGGAGTATATCCAGCGTCGTTTGAATGAGATGCCCCCTATTGTGAGACAGGCAATGGAAGGGCTTGCGGCATCGAAGCCGAATAGGTTGAAGTATGAAGTCGCCAGAATCGGTCGCCTAATCTCCGGCGCTGATGCGCTGTTTACGGCAGGAACATACGCCATTCTCTATGACTACCATATCGGCCAAGCGTTCGGCCTTGGTCTCCGTGGTGCTGAAGCTGTGGCCTATGCTGAGAACGAGGCGCAACGGGCAACAGATGACGTAGCGCAACCAACAAGGGCGGGCGCTCGTTCCATTCTCGAAAACCGCTCAACAAGCCCGTTCATGCGGCTGGCCTGGGCGTTCGCTTCCGAATCGCGCAAGAACCTTGGCTTGATGGTTGCGGCTGGAAAGTCTGGCATGACGAAGCCGCGATTCATTCGCGCCGCTCTATTTGCAACGGTCTTGAACTCCGGCATTTCCTGGCTGATTCGCTCTGCTTGGCGTGATGTTCGCGATGGTGGTGACGATGAACTCTTTGACGAAGACCACTGGAGCGCCATCCGCCTGGCTTTAGGCATTTGCACGGATTGGCTCCAAGGGATTCCAGTTTTTGGGCAATTGGTGCAAAGCTCCGCATTTGCCGCGGCGGGCGAGTATCAACCCGAAGGGAACCTTTTCTCTGGCGTGTCCAGGTCCGTGAATGGCTGGGAACGTATGCTAAGCGGCGAGTCACAAGACACGCTGAAGGACATTGACCTCATTCTTTCCGGTCTCGCTCCGTTCAACGACACGATTTCGGCGGCGTCTAGCATGTCCCATCTGGCTCGAGACCTCAAAGATGTTTCGGTGAATTTCGTATCAGAATAACCTTGACGTTGGCGGCGGCGGTCCGCCGTGTTTAATCATGGCGGTCGAGTCAGAAGTTTCGAGCATTGAATACGCGGGCAACGAGTCCACAAGTACGGGCTATCCTATCCCGTTCCCGTATCTCGACCCGTCACACATCGAAGTCGGAACGCTCGATGAGGACGACGCATTTGTTGCGCTTGGTGCCGACGAGTTCACCCTCAACGAGGACGACGTCACCGTTACGACCGACCCGGCGATTGACTCGGCGGATACGCTCGTCATTCGGCGCACGTTGCCATTGACCCAGCCAACAGTTTACAATTCAAGTTCTCCCTTCCTTCCTGAGACTCACGAACAAGCCCTTGATCGGCTGGCAATGCAAATTCAGCAACTTGCCAGAGCCATCGACGGCGGCACGGCTACGACCTCAAGCCAGCTTGTCAACCTTGCCTTTGCGGACGCTTCAGCGAGGGCTGCGGCTACACCTTCCCGCGTTGGTCACCTCGGCATTCAGTTGGACAACAACACGCTATGGCGCGGAACCTCGTTAACTGCCGGGTCATGGTCCCAAGTCAGCGGCGTATTCACCTTTGAACGACTCGCTCTTACTGGCGATCTATCCGCACAAACCATCTGGCTCGGTCATCTTCCAAGAGCTGGCACGTTGACGGGTATTCGCTTCTGTCTTGACGCTTACCAGACCGTTAAGAAAGCAACGGTGAACGTCCTCAAGAATGGCGCGAACGTTCTTTCTTCCGACCTCGAATTGACCGCTGAAACCGTTCTGGCAACAAGCGGTTTTGCGTCCACTGCCTTTGCTGCTGGCGACCGCATCGACGTGGAAATTGTCAGTCTTTCCGGTGGTGGTGGAGATGATCCACCGACCGGGCTTCAAGTAATCCTTATCTTTTCCGAACTATGAACGACTCACACGCTAACGCTGGACATGTGCCATTGACGGGCACTGATGAAATTGAAGCTGAACTTCAAGGCTTCACCCCTGTGAACGGTGATTTTACCATTACTGACATCACCCTCCCAACCTCTCGCGGCGGGCGCGGCTATCGTGGCGATGCAGCCTTTCTGGCAACTGTCAACTTCAAGGAAGGGGTCTATTACCCTATTCCCTGCACTGCCATTACTCCCGCAACTGGTGAGGCCATCGGCTGGAGAGACTAACCCGTCATGCAACTCGGCTACTGCAACTCACTCATCGGTCAGAATCGCCCACGTGGTGCAGGGGACACTACCCCTGGGGGCACTGCTGACGTGTGGTTGATGGAGGATGGGGCAAGTGGGTGGTTGATGGAGGACGGCATTTCATTCTTTCTCTTGGAGGCTTAATTATGGCAGACACAAAAATCTCAGACTTTGGTGACATTCCGGAATTGGATCTGGTCAATGACCGTATCCCGATCCTGGATGTAAGCGGGACCGGAACAGCGAAGAATAAGCTGATCTCACCAGCAACACTGATGGCGAGCAAGCTTGACCTCACTGGCGGCACCGTCACAGGTCAAATAGTTCTAGCTGGCGCATCTGCTACGGGGGCTCTGAATCTTGCGCCAACCTGGAACAATGCCGGGACTGACTTCAACCTGATCTATGGCCGCATCACGAATACAGCATCCGGCGCTAGTTCGAAATTGATCGACGTTGCCTTAGCCGACGGATCAAGTGGATTTGTTGTTACAAAGGCTGGAAACATTCAATTAACTGGCACCAATGCTTATAGACATGCTAGTATTGATGTGCCTGGGGCAGCCAATGGTGCGTTAGAATTGTCCTTGAACGGATCGGTAAAGTTAAGTATCACCACTGGCAGCATTACCGCCAACGGTGTGCCTTTCGCTTCTGACTGGGGTGGTTATTTTGCACTGCGCGATTCAGGTTCATCTGTTACGGAACTGTCGATTAAAAGGGGCGCGGGAAGCCCTGAAGGGGTAGTAACAGCCAACCCAGGCAGTATTTACCTTAACTCTAGCGGCGGACCGCCATACTACAAAAACACAGGGACAGGAAACACAGGCTGGGTCCTCATGTCTTAACCTCAAATGAAGCCTCTCCACGAACAACTAGCAACTCTCCTATCTGCTCTTCAGTCGGCAACCATGCGCAATGATCTCGCCTGCCTTGAGTTAATCCAAAAGGATGCTGTGAGGATTATTAGTGAAGTGAAGGCGCTTGAGGAGAAAGACAAACCAGCAACAACGCCTTAAACTTGTGACCCCTGAACAACTCCTATTCTCCGGCCTCTCTGCTGTCACTGCCGCCTTGGTGTGGACCAACATGCAGTTTTGGGCGCGGCTGTCTGCTGCTGAGAACACGATTCGGGAGTTGCGAATGGAGCTAGAGCTTTCAATCGGAGAAGCCGCGACACACAAGGCGAAGGCTGAGTTCTTTATGAACTGCCCGAAAAAGGATTGTCCGTTTCAAGTCAAACCTCATAATGCATGACGCTTACCATTCTCCAGGATCAAGC